CACTGACCCGGCAGGGTCTAGGTTTGTGGGGGTGATACCCAAACCAGATTTAATCTTATCGAAGACGGAGCCGAACGTGTCTCCCAGACCCTTACTCAGGACAGACTGGCCAGCGCCCTCACCGAAAGGATTGAAGAACGCCCCTGTGTCGGCCGAGATGAAGCCTCCAGCCAAAGAGGAGACCGCACCAATTGCCATGAGCGTTTTGTTACCGGTCAAAGCTCCGATCCCACCCAGCACACCTCCAGCGATCAAGACACCGCCAAGGATACCGCCGGCAGACAACCCAGCGCTGATAGAGCCGATCGCGCCGACAACCCCCATCACAGGACCGTGTCTGGTCGATTGGCCGCGCCAATCAATCCGGTTACCGTACAGCATAGGGCCGTCGTGCAGCCTGGCTGTACGGTGAGCCACGTACTGAACTTCAGGCGCTTTAATAGCAATCATGTGTGACCTCTCTTTGTAGTACCCGGATAGGGTCCTCTTCGTTCATCCAAAAATACTCATACTCGGCATCGGCGTTGATCCGCGTGAACCCGAACGCTTCAATCAGCGGACGGCAAGAATCGTTTGGCGCAAGCCTGGTGACCAAGAAGCCTTTCTCTTTAAGTAGCGACTTCAGGGTATCCTTAAGTAGCCGAACCCGGCCAAGCTGTTTCCTGCATGCGCTGTCAAGTGCAAAATGCACTTCGTTATTCAGTACCATCACCTCGCCCACTTTTTCGCCGCCTACACTCAAATCGCGTATCTGCCATGGCGCCAAAGCGGCCTTAGCCTGTTCAGGGCTAAAGCCTGCTTCCTTGACCAAGTGCTCGTAGATTACTGAGGTCATGCTGTCGGGAAGACCAGTAGGTCTTCAAGGTTAAGACCGCCAATCTTACCCATGATCTCTAATCCGGTTTTCAGCAGCTGGTTTTGGTTGTTTACCGCGGCAGTCTTGGCTTCTGGAGTCAGGTCGGGGTTTTGCAAAATGTCACTGATGTTACGCACAGAGTTCTGGTACAGCGTCATGGCAGAAGATTGGGACTGCATGACGTTTTTGTATGTAGCCTCAATGTCTGCCAGCTGCAGTTTGTTCTGTTGGTCCATCAACTGGCTTAAGACCTTGTTAGATTCACTAGCATTGAAAGACGACAGCTTATTCTGCTCGGTAGCGTTTAACTGATTGGTGGACTGGATATTACCGGCATTAGTGATATTGACCTGCTGCTGGTTCTGCTGGTTGGTGTTCAGCACATTAGACTGGGCCGTAGCGTCTGCCTGGGCAATCGGTGTTGCGCGGTCAATCACAGCGCCTTGAGCTGCGCCGACTGCCAACGAGCTATTCAGCAGGCCTCGACCGTTCATCTGCTCCAGGGCGCGGGTTTGCGCTTGCTGCATCAGCGGGGAGTCTTGACCTATGATCTTGTTGACGTTGGTGCTGGTCAGCTCGTTAGTATCGAGCTGTCTGGTTGACGCGTCGGCTAGCCCTGGCAAAGCTTCTGAGACGGTCGCCTGAGCAGGTGACGCGGCTAGTGTCGGCTGCGCTAGCAACCCTTGAGACGGGCTCCATCCAGAGCCTGTCGCTGCTGTGGTCGTCAGTGACGGGTCCAGTAAGTTATCTTGAGCCATGGGCTACCTCCAGAATACAATACGCCGAGGATACCAACGCCCATCTGTGCAACCCTCACGGGCTAGCTACTGCGTCGTAAGATCGTTCGCAAGCGGTGCCTGCGATGCGGGATCGGTCAGCAAATTCAGCAACTGTATCCGTAGCTTCATCAAGCCTTCGCTGCACGTAGTCGAACAGATTGATGGCGGGTCCGGCTGCCTGGCTTCGGTCGACAGCGGCGGGATCTTTTGAGGTGGTGCAGGAACGGGCACGAGCTGCTGAGAGTTCTGCGCGCAGCCTGCGGCCAGTGTCAGCGTTAGCGACAGCATCAGCTTGCGCTTTATCTCTTTGACGTTTAGCATTATCAGCCTCTTTCTGTAGGGTTTCAGTTTGGGATTGATATCGCGCCAGCAACTCTTGCGCTGCGGTGGCCGAACTGGCGTACAGCTTCGCCCACTCCTTTTCATTCTTGGCTACGGTTTTGGCGTGGTCCTTTTGTTCAAGCGCTAGGCGATAGGATTGGACGCTGGCACCGACCAGCGCCAAGGCCAGCGCAATCAACAGGGCGTAGATCAGTTTTGCATTGACAAGCATTTCCGGTTCCTTTCCTGTTGCCGCGTCCACACGCCTGCGCAGCGATTATTGCCAGGTGTTGAGCAGTCATATCCGCCGGAGTATTTATAAAGCAGCAGAGCATTGCAGGCCGCCACATAGTCGCCGGCTAGAAGATTGCGGCGCATACTTGACGCTCGCCAAGTGCCGATACCAAATTGGTATGTGAAGTCCACATAGAGGTCGTATTCACCCTGGTACAGATTCACGCCTGGCAAGCTATCTCTGAATTTCTTCTCTTCTTTCGAGATGTGTGCCTGCGCAGTAATCAAGGCGCGCACTGGCGTGGTGGTCTCACCAAGCTTTACTGCGGAACCGTCTGCATTGAATGTGCTACCAAATCCGTGCGTTGGTCTGTCGTTCTTTGTGGGGATGATGGCTTTATCAGTGTAGCCTTCAGAGACTAGCAGAGTGACAAAGGCCGATGCAGATAGTGTTAGCGCGGCAACAATGATGCGGGCTTTATCCACGCATAGCCTCACGTTCTGCCAGTTTGTAGGTTTTATATTTGAAATAGATATTGACGATCAAACCAATCAGGCCAATGACAACGCCGGATAGTGCAGCAAACTCATTTGCCGACAATCCGAATATCACTGCGCCGCCTGCCCCACCGTACTGTGATCCGCTGGCAATCCGCTCTGCAATTTCTTGTTGGTGTTCTGAGAGTGTCATTATTTTCCTTACTGTGTTGCGCCAAAAATGAACATTTGATCAAGCTCTGCATCGGAGATACCTAACCCTTTGGCAAGAAAAATCAAAGTCTGGTTATCTCTCTGCCAGTCATTGCGGCGGTAAAAGTTAACCTCTGCTTTCAGCTTTTCTACGGGATCAACGATGGCATCAATAAAATCAACTGCGTCCTGATATTTGCCATACTCAATTAAGGCAAGATGACCTTGTGCAGTTGAAATACTCTGAGGAACTCCAATTAATGGCTCAACATCAACCGCTTTTAATTCATCTGATGACTGGTCATAAATGATTTTTTTGCCTAGCTCTCTCAGCTTTATAAAATCCTTAAATTCATCATCTGATACATCAACTACATCAAGGGGAATTGATTGGTGGATTTTAGTGTTGTAAAAGAAACCGTCTGATTTGCAAAATTTGTACATGTTATTTCCCTATTGCAAAGTAGTTACCGCCGAGAGAAACGCTAGAGCCTAAACTAAACCCGTTTACTGTATAAGCACCACTAGCCACTGTTACCGCGCTTGGGGTTCCTGACCCTGCATAAGTAACGCTTGTGTTAACCATATAACATGCGGTTATAAATGGAATGGGGAATGTAATTGGCGTGGAACCTGCGCCCCCTACTGAATACGTACCCCATTGAATACCCCATGAACCTAGCCATTTAGGAAAGAAAATGTAACCAGAGGAACCAAGACTGATTGAAAAGCCAAATTTGATCCACTCTGGACTAGCAGCATTGGTACTAGAATTACTCGTAATACTTGGGTCGTTTGTAGAATTTACTACAACCAGGCTATAAAGCGTGTCAAAGTACGCTTTCAAGGTCGCTTTAAGATTTGCCCATGTCAGGCGCTTGAGACTGTATGAATCCGCGCTATCAACCAGTGGAATTTCATCGGCATCGACAGGCGGTGTTTTACTGCTAGCGGAATGCACCTTGCTAGGTATTGCTGCATCCGCCAGATTTGATTCCCCAACAGCTCCGGCCCCAGCGGATAGCTTCTCGGTGTCAAGCTCTTCGATCGCCGCTTGAACGTCGGTAGCAGACACGCCCCCTGCAGGAGTAAAAGTCAGGTTCGACGCCGCTGTGGCAGGTAGGTTTATCCAGGCGGAGCCGTTGTACCCTTTGAAGGTATCGGTGGTCGTGTTGAAGTACAGCGTGCCTTTCTGCAAAGCGTTGCCGTCGTTGTCAACTGTAGGGTCTGACGCTTTGCGGCCCAAGTAGCGATCGTCGAACTCGTCGTAGGTTGCGTCGACTGCAAGCTTGGTAGCTGCAGCTTCTGCCGCTTTATCGGCTGCAATACCCGCTTGCGTGGTGGCAATACCAGCTTGAGTAGTTGATATGCCCGCTTGCGTGGTGGCAATACCAGCTTGAGTAGTTGATATGCCCGCTTGCGTGGTGGCAATACCAGCTTGAGCGGTGGCCGTGGTCACTGCGCCCGAAGCGCCAGTCAAGGCGTCGTCGATATCTTGTTCGACCCCTTCAAAACCTGTAGCAATGGTCGCTAACTCAGACCGCATCGCTGCGGACGATCCGGGAGCGCCCGTCTGCGGGTATCCTGAAGGGTCGTAGTATTTATTAGCCATCGTTACCTCAAAGCTCGTCTTGGTGTATAGTGAATAATCGCGCTGTGGATCGTGAAGCTGGGGTACTCAGCGCTCGTGCATCTCAAGATCAAAGAGATGTTCTCTGCAGAGCCATCCAGCTTCTGGATCATTTGCGCCAAGCTGCGGCCGTCCCAGAAGAAGCTATCCCAAGTAAAGCTATCCCAAAACACAGGTCGAGACGGCGACTCGATCACTTCAGCAATCGGGTTGGCTATCTCATCCGAGGCGTAAGCCAAACTGTAAGAAGTCTCTAGCTCTGCGTAACCAAGCCCGCTAAACTCGTACACAGCTTTGCGGAACTTCTTCTTAATACGGGGTCCGCCTTGGTAGGCGAAGGCTAAATTCAAGAACGCTGAAATCGCCTGGCCATCAAAGCTGGTGCCTTTCTCAAAACGATACACATACCCATCTGTCCCGCCGCCCAAGATGAACTCATCGCCGGTGTCGGTTTCGACAGACTCAATGCAGTTCATAACATGGGCCAGCTTGATCGGCATGTTGCCGGACACTTTCTGGTTGTTGAGCGATATGTGCAGCGCATATCCGTCCGCAAAGAAAATGCGGTACTGGTCTTTATGCCGGGACACGCAGGCGCCCACAGCCTGAGCACGCCTGGCTAGGACAAAAGGCCTGATCGGATTAGTGACCTGCGCCTGGGTAAAGTTGCCGAAGTTCAAAGTGGTGGACAGTCTTCTAACACCCAACGAATCGTAGACAAATGAGTCGCCGATGGTACGCATGGTACGGGCTCTGCCCCCCGCCTCACCACTCAACATGGCCACGTTGAAATTTGCGCCGGAAGACCCGTACACGATATGGGTTCGGTTATTGGCAAAGATCGCCAGGGCTTGGGCACCGTCGCCTCCTACCACCGGCAAGAAGCCTGTTACAAAATCCCCCACAGCAATCTCAGCGGCGCCGCCAATAGCGGTGAAGTTGTATGGTGCGCCGACGCCTGAGTATAGGACGCTACTCTTGTAGCTGGCCCACAAGTAGTTGGCGTGAGTAGCTAAATGCTCCGGAGTGTCGACAGGCAGACCAGTCTTAATCGGTACGAATATCTCACCGTCGAACTCGAACATCCGGCCCACACCGTTGGCCCCGTACATGCGCTTGGTCTGACCTGAGCCAGTGAAGTTATAAGTGGCGAACTCGTAGCTGCCGCCTGGTGAGATCGTGATCGCCACGGCGTCAGCGTCCAGCGTGAGGGACCCTCCACCAGTAGAGGACGCCGCCCCTGCACTGAACGCTCCTGAGGGCGTTCCTAAGATCAGCTTGCCGGTATTCGTCCCGGAAGCCAAGGTGCCTGACTCGACCACCACACGCTTGATCAGCGCCGTGACGCCGCTCTGGGATAGGGTGTCGCCTTCACCTACTGAAGTGTTCGCATTCGAGAAATTAACTTCGTACCCAAGACTGACTTCCTGCCAGCCTGAAGACGACGATTTGTACATCTTCCCCGACAGCCCGTCAGACGCATCGCGAAATGCGTAAGAGGTGCCCATGTAGTGGTAGGCTCCGCGAACAGGGCCAGAGCCCGGGACCTGACCGATGTCTGCTCGGTAGACGTTCGCGGCTAAAGCAAAAAGCTCCGCATTCTCAGCTAGCGTCATGGCGCCGCCATTCAGTAGCGCTGCCGAAGTGACCTCCCCGACCGGAGAGGCTCCTACCAGCAAAGTCTCTCCTACGGTAAACCCCGCCGTCGCTTTGGTCACAAAGATGATGTCCTCGGACACCTTGATGACTGTGCCTGTCAAACCAGAGCTGTCACCTTCGATTTCATCCCCAACTTCAACCGTGTCCGATAACGTAACAGGGACACCGACAAATTGCGCGTCGCTAGGAGCAGGCTGACCGCTGTAGCGCTCGTACCCTGCAACGCGCGTGTAGCCCCCGTCAATGCCGACCTCGAAGTTGAGAGCGTCGATTGCGGTGCCAGGTTTCAGTGACAGCGGTGGGCTAACCAGGTTAAGGCCGCCGGTCAGCGGAAAGTAGTCAAAACGGGTGGCTGGCATCTGCATTATTTCAGCACTCCGGTGTCCAGCTCGTTGGCAAGTTCAGACCCTATTAGCCCTGTCGATTGAGCCTCGACAGGCGTAGCACTGATCTTGCCCAATTTGGCGTTAAGCCTCTCTGCAAGAGCTGAGTATTGAGTTGCAGCGGCCTCGGCGGCAGTGCCTTTGATCCCATCAGCCAAAGTCTGCATATCTTTAGCTGCGGCGTCCAATCGGCCAAATCGAATGCTGCGATCGCCTCCTTGGACATCCGGGGCAGCACCAAAACTTTGGGAGGCTATGAAGTCTTGCGCAGTCGCTTTACGGGGGGCTTGTGCGAGAGGTTGCCTAGGCAAAGACGCCTGTTTTGCGTTGTACGCATCCGCCTGAGCTTGCGCTGCGGCCAAAGCGTCCTCGCGAGAAGTGAAATACTCACGGTCTTGTCGGTACGAAGTGTCTGGCAAGGATACCCCAGCGCCAACAGTGGCCATTGAAGGCGTCGAGGCTAGCGGGGGCGAAAACCCTAGCAGGCCAGAAGACCCTGAAGATTCTGGGATTGAAGGTGTGTCCGAGACATAAAACCTGTTTACAGATTCCCCCGCCAACTGAGCTTGCAAAATGCTCAACCTGTCGTTGTACTTGGCCATGCGCTCTTTAAAAACGTCGTCGCGATTGATGGTTCTGGCCAGTCGATCAGATTGCTTCAGCGCTCTCCGATCTGCTCCGGACAACTGGTTATCAGCCACTTCGGTGGCGGTCCGGTACGCGTTAGTCTTGATTGTTCCCGGAGACTCTAAGGGCGTAAGCTTACGAAGCTCCTGGCCATACTGAGCAATGGCCTTATCCATCTCCCGACGGTATTTAGCTTTTTGCCCCACAAGATCTCCTTACGCTAGTGAATCCGGCATGCCGATCGCTGGCAGCTGGTGGTTTTCTAATCGGCGCATCAACGAGGTAACCATCTTCGATGCGTCCTCGTAAATCTCTCCGGCAGCCTCTGCCCGCGCGTACTTCATCAAGGCGAGGTAGCCGATAAGTGTGTGGAACTCTGCGGGCATACGGGGGACATCTGTCGCGTTGACCAGTGGCTGAGGGATGGTGTAGTACCATCCAGCCACTGTAAACTGATCACTGAATGGCGTAGGCCCGAGTACAATGGCCTGATCGTTTGGCCGCTGGGAGTAGATCACCGGGCGTCCTGGCGCTTGACTGGCGATCAGGTAGTACCGTTCCCAATCCTCATAGGTCCAAGGGGGTAAAGGTAACGCATCGTTACCGGGCAAGGCTGTTGTCTTAATCCGGAAGGAGGATGGCGCCCAAGCAGAGAAATCCTCTGTGAGGCCTACATCAGCGACGGTGTAAGCCACTTTGTCGGCCACTGTCGGGAAGGAAAACTGTTTGCGCCGCCAGAACCAGGTCTGATGACGCGTCTCGATTTCATTCCAGGCAGCCTTTACCCAGTTAACCAAGTTGCGGCTCTCCCCCTGCTGACCCGTCACTGCCGATGGGCCGTTACCGGGGATCTGCGCTTCTTGGCTTACCCACTGTACGAGTTCGAGGAAGGTCATTAGCGTTCAGCCAACACTTTCCGTAGCCAAGCACTGCCGCGGGGGTTCTTGTCTTCGAGAACAGTGAACGGGTACTTGAGAGATGTCTTCTTGGGATACTCAATAAAGCGCTCGCCTACTGCGTTAACCTTCTCGACAGAGTCGTAGCTAGCTGGTCGCGCACGGCACAGCACCTCGACGTATTTGCGCTTAATAGTCACCGGTTGTCCGCGAGGGACGTAAGGCTCGCCGCCCGGTCCTGCGCCAACGCCGTTGACTGCCAGGAATACATAGGGCTCGGGATTGTTCTGGTCCTGGCCTTCTGAGATCTCGATCGTCAAGAGGTCTTCCATAAAAGCCAATTCGGCTGCACGCTCGGAAGCGTCATACAGATTGCTCTCGATCTCAATGTCTGGAGCGTCGATTTCCAAGACGCCTGCCGATGCGGTGACGACACCGTCGTCTTCAGTGATCAGTTGCTGCGCTTCTGTGGCTTTTGCATGCTCACGAGTGAACACTTGACCGCTACCGGTCGTGACTGCGCTCGCTGTTTTGGCTGCGGGCTTTGCCGCTGGTTTACGTGGTGTGGCCAAAATAGGTCTCCTATTTTCTTGTTGAGGGTTCCTATTTATATCAACACCCATCTGTTGCCCGACGTAAAAAAGCGG